CAGCGGGCCGTTCGCCGCCTCCCACGCCACCAGGGCGGCGCGGACGCGCTTGCCCTTGCGGTGACAGCGCGGCTCGCCGGTCTTGACGTCACGACCGCCGCGCCAGTGCCAGCAGTTGGTCCGGTGGATGTACTGGACCGCCAGCTTGAAGCCGTCGGTCAGGTCCAGGCCCTCGAACCAGGGGCAGTGCGGCGCCGTGTGGCCCGAGCCCCCGCAGACGGTGCACTTCTTCTCGCTCATGCCAGCCCCCGCTTCTGGAGTCGATCGGCGCACTCGATCGCCAGGCCATAGCCCAGCTCCAGGCGGCGCGGGTCGACGTCACGCCCGCAGCCGCAGGCGCACTCGCCGGTCAGCTCGCCCGTGTCCGGGTCGCGCACCGGGCGCCACTTGCCCATGTACTGTTGATGGGCGCCGGCCTGGCGAGCCAGGGCGTCCTCGTTTGCCGCGTCGGCCTCGGCGGCCGCGCGGTCGACCGGGTCGGGGTGGTGTTCTGCCTGCATGTGGCCTCCAGTTGTTGTTTGTCGAAAGTCTGACTATTCTGTCGCGAGTCAGCTCGAGGGCTCGCCCTCGTTCCCCGCGTACTTGGCCTGCTGCTCGCGAGCCGCTTCGGCCCAGGCCTTCGGGTCGATGACGCCAGGCACCACCAGGACACCAGTGGCTCCGCCCTCGACTTCCACCTTGTGGTTCTCGCGATACTTCTCAGGACGCGCGCCCTTGAGCACCAGGGCCATCAGGGTGTCGCTGTACTTCCGGACCGTCAGCTGCCGCTGCTCGCCGGTGACCGGGTCGACGACCGTGGTCGGCATGCCCTGGTAGATGACCGGCTCGTCATAGCCGTCCACGGCACGGCGGATGGCCTCGGCCTCGATCCGGTCTGCCGCCTCCTCGATTGCGATCTGGTAGAGCGTCTCGAACCACTCGGACGTCTCGCGCCAGTGGTAGACGGCGTCGCGGGACACGCCCGCCGCCTTGCAGCCCTCGAGCACGATGCCGCGCAAGGCGAAGGCGCGGAGGAAGAGCCGGCGGCGCTCCAGGGACATGCGCTCCTGGGATGTGAGGCCGTCGAGCTCCCACTCGACGAGCTCGAGCTCGGAGACCGGGCCCCGCTCGTGCAGGAAGCGGCGCTCGTCCTCGCTCAGGTTCTTGGTGGTCATGGGGACCTCCTTCTCGGTGTTGGTCTGAATCCTCGCGATGGTGCCGCGCCCGGCGTCGGGAGTAAGCCAGCGGCGATGGCAGTCCGGCGTGCTGGGCCCCTCCTTCCTTCGCGCACGAGGCCTACTGGACCGAGCGGCGACGCATTTTTGCATGGGACAGCCGTCCTTCAAGGGGATCGCGCTCGGCCACGGTTCGCCGGAGTCGGCCACCGGCCGCCCTTCTGAGGGGAACCTCCAAAGCGGCGTCCCGGGCCCCACGCCCTCCACGGCCGTGTCGTCCGCCCCAGTCAAATCGGATGGAATAGCAAAATCCAGTTAATATAATCCTTTATTTATAGGTTTAGATTAA